TGTTGGGCTTCACAGCCTGCCTGCAGCCCGCTATCCCTTTCGGGGGGTAGCGCAAACTGAAGGAATAGCACCCGCAAGGGAAGCTGATTATAATTAATAAAATAATTACAATGAACTTGTCACATTTAACACGAAAACAAGTGTTAAGTGCAACTGCTATTTGGCAATCGGCCGTAAAAAGCCGATCACGATTGTCGTTATTGCTCAAAAGAGCGATACCGATGATCGTAGGATCACATTCCCTGAGTTGGGTTAAGGCTGTGGCTAGTTATTCTTGGTTTGTGAAAAGGATGTATCAGTCTCGCGGTAGTCAATGATTGGCTATTTTTCTGAAGTCAGCGAATCTAATGTTAATTAGATCCGTTGCTGGACGAAAACTAGAAAATTCAAGACTAGCGGGGGGAGCGGTATCTTCAACTTCTGGGGGACTCCCTAGAGTGATTATACCGGCACATCGCAAACGGATTCGTGGTGGCGACAAGAGCGTTATACGCTTTTGGCTAGGGTTATTTACTCTGTATAGAGTGTTGTCCTTTCGAGGACGACTTAACCTGAACACTATTACGGATCCGGGTGTGGAATTGTCGGATGACTTATTGTATGATTGGAAGATCTTTTTGAAGGTCTTTTGGTCAAACCTTAAGAAATTCGGTGTGTCACCTTTAGAGTCGAGATTGACTGATGTGGACTTACTCTCACCGGGAATCCGGATGAAAAGAGAGAAGACATATTGGTTTTTCCCTTCTTTAGAGGGTACTCGCCGAGTGATCACATCTTCGGGTCCAGGGTCCTACAAAACTGCAGGTAACTCCGTTATTTCTCATGGATACGATGCTATGCTGTGGGTTATGGCTTCAAGCCTGTACCCTTATTTAAAGGCAATGTGTCTATTCACGGGGAATATCCACTTTATAGATTCCGCTCCGTTTAAGCTTGGAGAAATCCATGCTAAGGCGGTTTGGAATCGTAACGTGATTGGAGAAACCGAGTTAGGAAGACTCTCGATCAAAGAGGAACCTGGAAAGTTAAGGATATTTGCGATGGTGGATTCTGTAACCCAATGGGTTTTATATCCGTTGCACAAAGCCTTGTTTTCCGTTTTGAGATTAATACCTCAAGATGGAACTTTTGATCAATTGGCTCCAGTTAAGAAATTAATTGGGACCATGCGAGAGCAAGGTCGCGAGCATTTATGGTCGTTTGATTTATCAGCGGCCACGGATCGAATTCCTGTTGTTTTACAAGAATTGACCCTTGCTGGTTTTACGTCTCCGACGTTTGCGTCTGTGTGGAGATCCTTATTGTGTGATAGATGGTACCGAGTTCCGGATCTATTTGTCAAAACCTTCGGCCAAAAAGGAGTGAAATCCTTAGGCTGTGGGCCCTGGCCTCAGCTCTCTGCAAAGGGAACTGAGATAGAAACCTGGATCGGTGCGGTCCGTTACGCCGTAGGGCAACCCATGGGGGCGTATTCGTCGTGGGCGATGCTGGCATTGGTACATCATGCGATTGTCCAATTTGCAGCTTGGAAAGCTGGCCATAGAGGATGGTTTTCTCTCTATGCAGTACTTGGCGATGACATTGTTATAGGGGATAACAATGTTGCCGACCGGTATGTGCGGCTTATGAAGGAGTTTGGTGTCGGTATTGGGTTCCACAAATCCATTATCAGCAACAACTTATCTCTAGAGTTCGCCAAAAGGTTTTTCTACAAAGGTGAGGAAGTAACTCCCCTCCCTTTAGTAGGAATATCGGTTGGTTGGCTCGGAGCGTCATTTGTCAGTGAGATCGTAAAGATTTCACAGGCAGTGACCGGTTGTGTGCTATCAAACTTCAACGTAGCCCGTTACCTCGGTGTAGGGTTTAAGGCAGCTTCGGGTGCGGACAACCGTCCGTTTCTGAAGTTACCAAAGATCTTATCTCGAGTGCTTATTTTGCTTGCACGACCAAATGCAGCAAGAAGTGTTGGAAACCTTCTTGATTGGGTGTCTGCGATTTCTTTCAAGAAATCAATGACATTGGATCAAAAAGGGAGAGACGCCTTTGTGCGCCATCTTGTCACTTGGGCCCAAGATTATCGTTTTCCAAAACTCTTAGAGTTATTAGAGACTAATATGAAGAAATTCATACCGTCAAAAACCTTTGAGAGCTCGGAGGCGGTATTCAAGGAATATGCCCAGTGGTTTGAATGGTACATAAGGGAGCCTCTCATTCAGGACTTTGAGCTTAAGCGGATGGAAGTGGAAGCATCTTTGAGAA